ACCCCCTGCACGGCGCTGGCGATACCCTCGAGAATCAAACCATTGCCTGGGCAAGCCCAGTGCTTTGGATCCGTCCCGCTTAGTTGTTTTTACCCTCATTTGCATTTCGTTTTAGTGTTGCTATAATCTCAACGCGTTATTAAAAACAGGAGATATTCATGCAGAAAAATGGAAACTGGGCTTACCTCCCGGACTACTCTTCCCAGCATCACACCCTCAAGTTTGTCAGACAGTCACGCAGCCGTGACACCTACCACTCCCTCCAGGACGAAGAAAAAATCCCTCCAGGTGCGTATGTTGGGGGGATTGGCTTTTTGTTTTCGATCGTAGTGTTGTTATTAATCGGACATGATGCGGGTTTCTAAACATTTCAATTCCACAATGTTTTTTGGGCTATTGATCTTTGCAAGTGACTTTAGTTTTTTTATCTTTGAAGTGGCCCTCTCTTCTGCTTATCCAGATCGGCTGGCTATAAAAAATCTTGATACATAAACGAGGAAACAAAAAATGACGTTAAAGGAATTATCGACTGAGCTAATTGCCGCCAAGAAGTTAGAGACAGAGGCAAAAGCGAAAAGAATAGAAATAGAAAGAATGATTTTTGATTTGGTCGGTGCCGATGTTGGCGCGGATTTTCAAGTCAGCAGTTTGTACTCCTACCAGGCCGACCCGGCCTCCTTGATGTTGGCCACCATGAGTTGGCCAGCAGAGTTGCAGCCCGCATACCTGTCACCCAGGATTGATGAGACGAGGCTTGGCAAAATTAAGAATGAGATGCCCGCGCTGTGGAAGCAAATCGCGCATCTCATCGATATCCAATACAAACAGATTAATCTGTCCGTTTTAGTTGACTAGAGTGAATTTGCAGATGAGGTCAATTTGCCTCAGCTGCAAATATCACAGAAAGGTTTGTTGTAAATATTCGGGAGGTTCTATGAGATACGAGCACATCATTGAGCTCGACACGCAAGACTCGCAGGACATGATCAATGTCTTCGACCAGGAAGGCCGCGAGGAATTCTTGAACGAGATGCGGCTGTATCACCTAAGTGGCCACCACCATGTCCTGGACGATTTCGAGCTAGTCGATTGCATCTACGGCCAAATGATGATTGATGGCCCCTACGTTGCATGGCTTGACCGAGACCGTCTGGTTGTAGGCATCGCCTGCGCAATCCTTCATTGAGAAAAACTATGAGAACACTTATTCGTTTCCTTATGCAGTCCTTGCTGGTGCTTGTGATTGCCGCTGGGATCCTGATGGCAGTCGATGCCGTCGCTCAGACCTGCACCACCTACTACGACCAGAACACAGGCCGCTTTTGCCGTGTGTGCCCTGGACCTGGTGGCGTCGGCACCGTGATTTGTTATTGATGGAGTGTTGAGATTATGGCAACAGTTAAAGAACTTACCAATGATTGGCTGGCAGCAAAAACCGATGAGCGCCTGGCAAACCTGCGCCGCATCGCGGTCGAAGAGGCGTTGATCAAGCTCGTCAACACTAAGGAAGAAGGCTCTGTCACGACTGACATTGGCGACGGCATCAAGATCACCACAGTCGGCAAGCTTTCCTACAAGGTCGACCGAGTCACGCTCGATGAGCTCACCGAGAGCTGGCCCGAGGACATTCGTCCACTACGCCTCGAGCTCAAGGTCGACGAGACGCGCCTTAAAAAAATCCGCTCAGAGCAACCCGCGCTCTGGTCCCAAATCGCCCGCGCTATTGAGGTCAAGCCTCAGAAGACTGGCGTCTCTATTGAAATTGAGGAGTGAAGCAATGGCGTTCGATTTAAGCAGTATCAGCAAGACCAAGCGCATGGAGGCGCCAAAGATCCTCCTGGCCGGCGAGCCCAAGATTGGCAAGTCAACCTTCGCCGCGATGGCGCCGAACTCGATCGGCATATTGACCGAAGACGGCATGAGCGGCATTGACGCCGACGCATTCCCGATTGCTCAGTCTTTAGACGACATCTATTCCGCGATCGGCACGCTACTAAATGACGATCACAAGTTCGAGAACGTCTTTCTCGACAGCCTCGACTGGTGTGAGCCACTGATCCAGGCGCATGTCTGCAAGGCCAACGGCTGGAAGGACATCGAGACGCCAGGCTTTGGCAAGGGCTATGTCGCGGCAGCAGCCGAGTGGAAAAACCTGCTCGATGGGCTTGAGGCTTTACGCCGCGAGCGTGGCATGGGCGTGATCCTGATCTGTCACGTTAAGCAGCAGCGCATCGAGTCGCCCACGCATGAGGGTTATGACGCCTGGGTGCTCAAGCTGCACAACCGCGCCTCTGCCCTGGTGGAAGAGTGGGCCGACATCGTTGGCTTTGCTGCCCACCGTATTGCGATCAAGAAAACAGATGCAGGGTTTGGCAACAAAGAAACCAAAGCGCTGAAGACTGGCGAACGCATGCTGTACCTCGAGGCGCACCCAGCGTACCCGAGTGGTAATCGATTTGGTCTGGAGGACTGCCCACTTTCGTGGGACGCATTTTCAGAGCAATTGTCCGCGCGTCTAAGCGCCTAACTTTAAACACGAAGAGGAAACTTAAATGGCAAAACTTGGATTCACATACGGCGGCGACGTCGAAGAGCTCAACAGCAACGACTTCGATCGCAAGCCCTTACCCGATGGCGAGTACGACGCGACGATCACCGACGCCGACTACCGCGAAACAAAGACCGGCACTGGCTACTACGTTTCGGTGGAGTACTTGATTACTGGTGGTGAGTACGCCGATCGAAAAGTCTGGGCCAATTACAACCTGGTCAATTCAAACCCGAAGGCCCAGGAGATCGGTGAGCAGCAGTTTGCCAAGCTCTGCCTGGCGACATTGGGCAAGCCCAGCTGCGGCGACACGGACGAGCTGATTGGCTCGTCGCTTGTGATCGGTGTGGGCCTTGAGAAGAACGACCCGACGCGCAATCGCGTCAAGTACACCTCGTCGCTCAAGACCATCGCGGCACCTGCGCGTGCAGCGCTTGCTGCTCCACCAGCTGCGGCCGCGCCTCGCAAGAACGCCTGGCAGAAGTGATAAGCAAGGGGGGAAAGCCGCCAGGCTAGTACCCCAACCATCGCGGAGACAACATGACATCTAAGCCTGTACCACCCAACATGATTGAAAGGGTCAATCGCCCTCATCTTTCAATTGCTCACTTCTTCAACATCGTTCCACGCCCTGGTTCTCTCGACGCATTGAAAGAACCCAGCAACATCGGCGGCAAGCTTTATTACCCCGAGGTCAAGCTTGATCGCGCGAAGGCAAAAAAATGAAAACGCACATAAGAAGAGCGCTGGCGCTCCTGCAAACCGGCCATGACTTAAACGTGCCCACTGCTATCGAAATTTTAAAAATTGCATTGGAGTCCGATCCTGTCGCCTGGCGCTTTCGGCACCGAAACGAATGGCACTACATGGGCAAGGATGACCCGTTCCCTTCTGATGGCTGGGAACCGTTGTATGCGGAGATAACAGAATGACAGAAGACGAATCTTGGGAAGAGCTAGAGCAGAGACTAAAGAGACAAAACCTCACCCAGTACTTGCAACGTGCTTACGCAGAGGCCTCTCGCTTTATTGAAGAAAACAAGAACGACCTTGGCACCATGACTTTGCGCAAGGCCTTTGAAATCGGATACAGGTACGGATACAGCGATGGCACAAATCCCAGAACCAAGTAAGAGCACGGCGCGAAAGATTCACTGGCTATATGAGCAGAAGAAAGAAGACCCACGCCCCCACATGGGCTGCTCGGTCATCGGCCACAGCTGCGACAAGTACATCTGGCTTACCTGGCGCTGGGCGCTTGAGTCCAAATTCCCAGGTCGCATCAGGCGCATTTTTGATACCGGCAAGCGCGAGGAAGAGAGGCTTGTGTCCGATTTGCGTGCGCTTGGCATTGAGCTTTACACCACTGATGAAGAAAGCGGCAAGCAGATTTCTGTAAACGCACACGACGGCCACTTTTCCGGGTCGGTCGATGGCATAGGGCGCGGCTTTGAAGAGGGCCCAAAGAGCTGGGCGGTGCTCGAGTGCAAAACACACAACACCAAAAGCTTTGCCGATCTGCAAAAGAAAGGCGTGCGCGAGTCCAAGCCACAGCACTACGCGCAGATGCAGTGCTACATGGGGCTGCTTGAAATTGATCGCGCGATGTATCTGTCCCAGTGCAAGGACAGCGACGACCTCTACTCGGAGTGGGTTCACTTTGATCAAGACGTCTTTGACAACTACATGGATCGCGCTGGCCGCTTGATCAAGTCAAGCACCGCGCCGGTCAAGATTTCGCAAGACCCGAGCTGGTATGAGTGCAAGTGGTGCGACTTCTACGAGCATTGCCACGGCGAGCAAATTGCACAGGCTAATTGCCGCACCTGCTGCCACGCAACGCCTGAGAAGAACGCGGCTTGGCATTGCGAGGCGCACGGCAAGAAAATCACATTCCAGGACCAGATCAAGGGCTGCGCCCAGCACCTCTACATCCCAGACCTGGTGCCGTTTGCCAAACCCGTCGATGGCAGCGCCACGCACATTGCCTACAAGAAAGAGGACGGGACCGAGTTTGTGAATGGCTCGCTGCCTGGTCAGTTCAAGAGCACTGAGCTCGCAAGCATTGACCCGGCCATGCTTGGCGACAAGTTCGTCCAGGAGATCAAGGAGATTTTCGGTGCGGAAGTCGGACCCAGCATTGCCGACATGAAGGATGACCTGGAGCTCGTCTATAGCGAGGACAACTCCCCCGAAGGCAAGAAGTTCAAGGCGCAAATTGAAAAGAACAAAGCGACCATAAATGCACTCAAGGCGATGACACGATGATGAGGACTGCGATGGCAATAGATCCAATTGAGCACTGGCTGCAGTGCATGCTTGGCCAAATCCAGGCGCCAAAGGTACGGGGGCACCGTCGGTATGTTGACGGCACCTACGTCCCGGCCGATGAGGCATCGCGCAAGGTTGTCCACGAAATCGTCAAGGAACATGGGGAGATTTGCGCCCAGGACATTTTGAAGCTTTCAGGCTTTCAGAAGACGACGATCTACCGAGCTCTAGAGCAGCTGGTTCATGCCGAGATCCTAGACACCGTTAAGTCAAAGACACCGACAAAGAACGGTCGATACCTAAAGAACTACATCATCAAGAAGAGAACATCGCTATGAGCTACACAATCGGATTTGACCCAGGCCTGGACGGCGCCTTCACCGTCCTGGACGACAACGCACAGATAGTCCAGACCTTTGACATGCCGACCGTCGAGGTCAAGGTGGGCTCGAGCATGAAGCGCAAGGTCGCCCCCCAGGCGATTGTCGCGGAGCTCCAGCTGTTTACCCGCGAGCCCTGCTTTGCCGTGGTCGAGAGCGTGTCTGCGAGGCCTGGGCAGGGTGTGACCTCAATGTTTGGCTTTGGTCGCTCCCTGGGCGTCCTAGAGGGGCTTCTGGCGGGTCTGATGATCCCTTATCAGCTGGTGCCGCCTCAGACCTGGTCCAAGGCCATGAAGCTTGCGCCTGGCAAGGGGGCCAGCCGGCAGCGGGCGATGGAGCTCTGGCCGGCCCACGCCAGTGAGTTCAAGCGAGTTAAAGACGACGGGAGAGCGGATTCAGCCCTGCTCGCCCTTTATGCCATCCTGCACCGTTGAGAATTTGACAACATATCATGCTTAAAACTATACTGGAAACAGCAGTCGAGCTTGGAGTATCAAGCTCAACTGTGCGTCGATTGATCGACAAGGGCCAGCTGCCTGCCTACCGGATCGGAGGCGCATGGCGGCTGGATTTAAACGAAACCAAGGAAGCACTTAAACACAAACCCAAGGAACACGAACCATGTCTATATTTAAACGAGGGGACGTCTGGCACATCCACATCCAGACAGATCACCACACAATTAGAAGATCGGCTAAGACAAGCTCGCGAAAAGCTGCGCAAGAGCTCCACGACAAAATCAAGGCTGATCTGTGGGAGCAGGAGCGCTTAGGCGTCAAGCCCAAGTACACCTTCGAGCAGGCCGCAGTCCGCTGGCTTGATGAGAAGGACCACAAGCGCTCGATTCGCGACGATATTGCGAAGCTTGAGTACTTCCGTATTCACCTGGCCAAGCTGACGTTAGACAGCATCACCCGCGACCAGGTTGTCGAGCTTCTTGCTGGATTTGAAACGCCTGCGACCAAAAATCGCTACGTCGCATTGCTGCGTGCAATCTTCAGGCGTGCTCGCGATGTTTGGGAGTGGGTCGATCGCGTCCCAGCCTTCCAGACTTACGTTGAGCAGAACTCTCGAGTGTCGTACCTAACACCTGCCCAATTTAACGGCCTGGTGGATGCGTTGCCGGAGGCTCACAAGGCTCCTGCAGTGCTTGCCGTCTCCACGGGCTTGCGCAAGTCAAACATCTACGGCTTGCGCTGGGACCAGGTTGATCTCGAGAAGCGTATGGCGTGGATCAATCCCGAGGAGGCCAAGGCGGGACGCGCGATTCCTGTACCTTTGAATGATGACGCTTACAAGGCGATCAAAGCTCAAGAGGGCAAGAGCGATGTCTTTGTCTTTACGTGTGAGCAGATTAGTTGGAAGGCATGGCAGGCGGCGCTTAAAAAAGCTGACTTGCCGCAGACCATGAGATTCCACGATCTGCGGCATACCTTTGCCAGCTGGCATGCAATGGCCGGGACGCCAATGCATGTCATCCAGGAGTTAGGGGGCTGGAGATCAGCTTCAATGCTCCAGCGGTATGCACACCTATCCCAAAAACACCTGATCGAACAGGCCAAGAACATCAACATCAGTTCGAGGCCAAATCTAAGGGCTGTTGCTTAACTACCAAAGGGGCTTCGGCCCCTTTTTTATTGTGGAACTTTGCAGGCAATCAGCATGCTGCGTTCACTGGTTTGCCCAATAAACCCGCCGCTGGATGCTGTACCGCTTGTCCTGGTCATATTCGCGTTGCTGCCGAAACTTCCGACCACCATACTTTCACCGCTGCGGTCCAGGATGTCGTAGCCGGCTTTGCCACAAATCTCGCCTGCAGAGGTCAAGCATTTATCCCATCCACGGGCAGCGCCGCTGCAATTCAAAGAGTAGGATTTTCTGCCGTCGGGACCGTAGCTTTCACGTACAGTCGCACAGCCTGTTAGAAGGGAGAGTCCGAACACAAAAACAAGTAAATGCTTCATGTGAAATTCGCCTTACTACACATTTACTACACAAAGCGCTTTAGCTAGAACTTCAAAAATCGGCTAAAGCCTTGATTTTATTGGCTCCCCGAGCTGGACTCGAACCAGCGACCTGCGGATTAACAGTCCTATCGATAATTGCCTAAGTAATTGATTTGTATGTGTTTTTGTGTTGTTTTGTGTGTCAAAAATAGCCAGATTTATGCACATTTTTGCTCAGTTACAACACAAAAACTACACACGATTTTCTAAGCAAAAACTGACATCGCTCCCGCGTACAGCTGCTGCCGGTGATCGATGCCGTGCGTGCCGCCGTTGATGCGCTTGGTCATGGCAACGATGTCGTTTGCGTCGGCCAAGGCGTTGAGCCCGTTCCTGGACCAAAACCACCCGGCAGACTCAGCGGCCAGCGCCGGCTCCGCGACCAGGTTGGGATCCACCAGGGCCTCGTTGTTGCACTGAAGCGAGAAGGCCGCGTAGTTGTCCTTGCCGGTCAATTGGATGAGGCCACGGCCGCGATACGTCCAGCCATCGCCGCTTGCCTCGTCGCCGTTGCCCATGCGGTCGCAATAGGCGCGGTTGGCAATCTTCTCAGGGTTCCTGGCGTAGGCGGCAGCGATATCTGGCGGGAATCGGCTTGGCCAGACACGGGAGAGCGCCTCGGCGGTGTAGTTCAGGTTTTCGACCACAAACTGGAATCCGCCAGATTCGTGCGATACCTGGGCGAGGAACCCAGCGACCCGGTACGGCGTATTGATCTCAAAACGGTTCATCGTGGCGTTCAGCTGCTCGCACCACTTGTCGGCCATCGCCTGGGTGCAGATGCCGGATGCGACAAGCTCTTCTTTACTGACTTCCATTTCCTTTCCCCTGTGAGGTTGATTT